CCCGCCGGCACGCAGACGAGCTACGTCTACGGCACCGCCGCCGAAGTCGTGAAGGACTCCACCGGCAACTTTCACGCCGACATCACGCTTACCGAGGCCGGCGAGTGGCGCCACCGCTGGGAAGGCGCGGGCGCCGTGGTGACGGCCGAGGAATCGCAGGTCGAAGTCGCGCCGAGCCCGTTCACGTAGTCACGCAGCCACGCTGACCATGGCCCTCCGACTCTCCACCGCCCCGACCGAAGAGCCGGTGACGCTCGCCGAGGCGCGCGGCCACCTGCGCGTGCCGAGCGCCGACACCACGCAAGACGCGCTGCTCCAGGGCATCCTGATCCCCGCCGCGCGCGAGCACTGCGAATCGTGGACGCACCGGCGCTTCATCACGCAGACCTGGGAGCTCACGCTCGACTGCTTCCCCGGCTGGCAGATCGAGCTGCCCAACGCGCCGTTGCAATCGGTGCCCAGCATCACCTATGTGGACGCGGCCGGCGCCACGCAGACGCTCGCCGGCTCCGGCTACCAGGCCGACGCGCGCAGCGAGCCTGGCCGCCTCATGCCCGCCTGCGGCGCCGTGTGGCCCTCCACGCGCGGCGACACCTGCAACGCCGTGACGATCACCTTCGTCTGCGGCTACGGCCTCGCGGCCAAGGTGCCGCGGCCGCTGAAGTCGGCGATCCTGCTCACGCTCGCGCACCTTTACCGCAACCGCGAAGCGAACAGCGACTTCAAGCTCCACGACATGCCGTTCGGCGTGCCCGAGCTGCTCTCGCCGTACCGGCTGGTGCGCTTCTGATGGGCGCCGGGCGCTACACCAACCCGGCGGCGATCGAGCAGAACACCGCCACGCAAGACGCGATCGGCGGCGAGGTCAAGTCGTGGAGCGCCTACTGCGCCACCTGGCCCTGCGAGCTGGTGGGCGTCTCCGGCGGCGAGATCTTCCGCGGCCGCCAGGTCCACGCGAGCGCGGAGTACGTCGCCCTCGGGCACCACGTGGAAGGCGTCACGCCGCGCATGCGCATGACGCTGCTCGGGCGCACCTTCGACATCCTGCGCGCGCTCAACGTCGACACGCGCGGGCGCGAACTGCGGCTTGAGCTGAAGGAGCGGGGGCTGTGAGCGAGTACGTCGTCTCCGGCCAGCGCGAGCTCTCGCTGAACCTGGAGCGCTTCCCCGAGAAGCTCCAGCGCAAAGCGCTCGCCGCCGCCATGCGCGCCGGCGGCCGGGTGGTGCGCGACATCGCGCGGCAAAACGTGCCCGTGAAATCCGGGGCGCTGCGCCGGTCGATCCGCGTCACCATCGTGCGGCGCGGCGGCACGCTGCGCGCGCGCATCATCGCCGGGCGCAACGTCAAGAAAGACGACGCCTTCTACGCCTGGATGGTGGAGGGCGGCACCAAGCGCCACGAGATCCGGCCCAAGGGCAAGAAGTCGCTCTTCATCGCCGGGCTCTTCGCCGAGCAGATCAACCACCCGGGCGCGCGCGCGAAGCCCTTCCTCGGGCCCGCGCTCGAGGCGGGCGCGCAGGCGGCGATCGAGGCCATGCGCGAGAAGCTCGCCGCCGAGATCGAAGCGATGGGCAATCTCACGTGATCGAAGAAGCCATCAAGACCATCGGCACGGCGCACGCGGGGCTCTCGGCGCTGATCGGCACGCGCCTGGTCTCCGGCGCGCAGCAGGAGCTGGTGCGCACGCTGCCTTTCGTCACCTTCGAGAAAGACGGCTTCCGGCCGGTCTCGGCGGTGTACGTCGACACCGACTGGGGCTACACGGACATCACCTTCACCGTGCACGCCGCCACGCTGCTCGAGGCGCTGCAGGTGAACGCGCAGGTGATCGCCGCCTTCAATCGCTACCAGGGCACCGTGGGCGGCGTGCAGATCGACTGCGTGGGCACGCTGCTCACCGGCCAGGCCGAAGACGACTACGACCACGAGCTGGACCACCACCTGGTGGATCAGGGCATCACCTTCATGCACTCCGTTTAAACGAGGACAGCCATGAGCCAGAACGACGCATCCGACGAATTCGCCGGCCAGGGCGGCAGCTACGTCATCGGCAAGGACGGCAAGCGCAAGCTGGTCGAGCGCACCCAGATCGAAGACCCGCAACCGCAGGCGCAGGCGGCGCCGGCGGATGCGGAGGCCACCCTCCCGCCGACCGCCAAGTCCAAAGCCAAGGAGTAAGCCATGTCCGGAGCCCTCGCCGTCAAGCGCCACCTGCTCGCCAAGATCGAGTCGAGCTACGCCACCGACCCGACGCCCACCGTCGGATCGAACGCGATGATCGTGAAGAACCTGCAGGGGCCCAACCCGGTCACCCTGTCGTACGCTTCGCGCGCGGACATCGCCCTGCAGGGCTTCGGCCGCCTGTCGTCCAAGACCGCGCACACCTGGCGCGAGATCAGCTTCGACGTGGAGATCTCCGGCGCCTCCGCCGCCGGTGCCGCGCCGCCCTACGGACCGCTCCTGCGGGCCTGCGGTCTTTCCGAGACCGCGGTTCCCTCCACCAGCGTCACCTACGCGCCGATCTCGGCCGCGCTGGAGTCGGTCACCCTCTACGTCAACCGCGACGGCATGCAATACAAGATGACCGGCTGCCGCGGCTCGGTGGCCATCGTCTTCGACAACGAAGGCATCCCGGTCTACCGCTTCCGCTTCATCGGCCTGTATGCCGTGGCCACCGACACCGCGCTCTCGGCGCTCACGCTCACGGCCTGGCAGACGCCGATGCCGATGAACCGCACCAACACCACGGGCATCCAGCTCCACAGCTACGCCTGCGGCCTGTGGTCGGCCTCGATCGACCTCGCCAACGCGCTCAACTACGTGCCCTTCCCGGGCGGCTCGGAGCAGGTGTTCATCACCAACCGCGAGCCCGCGGGCGCGGTGACCATCGAGTACCCGACGATGACGCAGAAGGACTACGACAGCATCGTCGTCTCCGGCGCCACCGGCAACTTCACGCTCGCGCACGGCTCGGGCGCGGGCCGGGTGATGACGTTGACCGCCGCCCAGACCCGCCTCACCAACCCGCGCGAAGGCGACGTGCGCGGCGTGCGCACGCTCTCCATGGACCTCGAGCTCGCGCCCACGCTGGCCCTGCATAACGAGCTGTCGATCGCCTACACGTAAGCCGGCGCGGAGATCCGCGCTCGCGTTTAAACAGGGAGTCCCGATGTTCGTCATGAGCAACAAGCCCACCTTCTGGTGGAAGGTGAGCGTCCCCGCCGTCAACAGCGACACCGGCGGCTGGACGCACCACACGTTCAGCGCAGAATTCAAGCGGCGCACCAAGCCCGAGCTGGACGGCATGTTCGTCAAGGGCGGCATGTACGAAACCGCCGCCATGGGCGAAGTCCTCGCCAAGGAGCTGGTCGGCTGGCGCGACATCCAGCAGCCGGACGGCTCGCCGCTGCCGGTGAGCGAGGAATCGCGCGCCGCGCTGATGGCGATCCCGCACATGGAAGCCGCGCTGTGGGAGGCCTGGGTCGAGGCGGGGATCAAGGGCCCGGCAAAAAACTAGCCGACGCCGCGGCCTGGTGGGTCCGGGGCCGCGGCGAGATGGACAAGGCGAAGGACGATGCGGCCGTGTTCGGCGCAACGCCCGAGAGCATCGCCGCCGCGCACGGGCCCGTGGACGCCGACTGCCACGTGTGGGCCGAGAACTGGCCCGCCTGGCGCGCGTTTCTCAGCGTGCAGACGCAGTGGATCACCGGCATGTCGGGCCCGACCGGGCTTGACTACGGGCGCGTGGAGGCCGGCCTGCGCATGGCCGGCGTGCAAGTGACCCCGGAGCTGTTCGACAAGCTCCACATCCTCGAACGGGCCGTGCTCCAGGCACTGTCCACCAAGGAAAAGAGCCCCGAGACGTGAGAGCCGGCACACTCGTTGTCGACATCGCCGCGAACGTCGCGCGCCTGCAGGCCGACATGGCCCAGGCGAAGGGCGTGGTCGCCGGCGCGATGAACGACATCACCCGCACCGCGAACACCGCCAAGACGGCGCTCGCGGGCCTGGGCGTGGGCCTGTCGGCGGGCGCGCTCGCCTATCTGGCGCGCGACATCATCAAGGCCACCGCCGCGCTCGATGACATGGCCGAGATCACCGGCAGCGCGGTGGAGGAGCTCTCCAAGCTGCAGGTGGTGGCCAAGATCGGCGGCCACGACTTCGGCCTGGTCGAGGACTCCCTGGTGCGCCTCACCAAGGGCCTGAAGGGCACCGACGAGGAAACCAAGAACGCGCGCAACGCGCTCTCGCAGCTCGGCATCGCCGCGAAGACGGCCTCCGGCCAGCAGCGCGACGCGGGCGAGATCATGCGCGAAGTGGCGCTCAAGTTCGCCACCTTCCAGGACGGCGCGGCGAAGACCGCCTTCGCCCTGGACATCTTCGGCAAGAGCGGCGCGAAGCTGCTGCCGTTCCTGAAAGACATGGCCGAGGAGGGCGCCGTTGCCGCCCGCGTCACCGCCGAGCAGGCGCGCCAGGCCGAGCAGCTCGAGAAGAATCTGAACCGGCTGAAGGTCGCCGCCGAGGACTCCAAGCGCGAGTTCCTCATGGGCCTTACGCCCGCGCTGGTGAATTTCACCGAAGAGATCAAGGCTGCGCAGACGGCTGGATTCGGGCTCGTGGGCGCTCTTGCGCAAGTTGCCGCCTTCCGGTTGAGCGGCAAGAGCGCCACCGAGGCGATTGCCGACGTTGATGCTGAAATTGCTCGCCGGCGCGAAGGGAACGAGACGATGGGCCGCCTGCGCGGGTACGGCGCGGCGATTGCGCGCAACACCAGCGAGATGCAGAACCTCGAGGCGCGCCGCGGCTTCCTTCTCTCAGCTCGTGGACTGGAGATCGGCAGAGAACTGCAGGGGCAGCATTTTGCTGAGGATGTGCAGCCCCTCCCGCGGGGCAAGCGCACGCCGCCGCCGGAGACGGGCGGGGCGAAGGGCAAGACGCTCGCCGACCTGCTCAACGAGGGCGCCGGCGTCAGCAAGGACTTCTATGAGGACCTCGCCAAGCTCCACAGCGGCTACAAGGACGGCCGGATCACGCTTGAGCAGTATCAGGAGACGGTCGCCCGCCTGATCGAGAAGCAGTCGTTCGCCAGAGACCTCGCCAGGCAGCAGGAAGCGGCGATGAAGAACGAGCTCGCCGCCGTCGAGGCGAACCTCGCCGCGGTGGAGCAGTTCGGCGCGGGCAAGGCGGAGCTGGTCCGGGGCTACGCGGAGGAATTGCAGGCGCTCGCGCAGGAGCGCGACCTCGTGTTCGCGAGCACCGCCGAGCGCGAGAAGGCGGTGGCCTTCCGCAAGATCGAGCTGGAGGCGCAGCGCGCGCAGATCGGCCAGACGGCGGCCGAGATCCTGAAGATCGACGAGCTCGCCGAAGCGCAAAAGCGCGCCGTGGGCGTGCTCATCGACGAGCGCGAGGCACGCGCGGGATCGAAGAAGGCGGCCGAAGCCGCCGCGCAGGAGTGGGAGAACGTCTCCCGCGACATCGAGCGCGCGCTCGCCGACAGCCTGATGCGCGGCGGCAAGAGCGCGCTGGATTACATCACCGACATCTTCCGCACGGCGGTGCTGCAGCCGATCCTGCGGCCGTTCGCGCAGGGCGTCACGGGCATGGTGCAGGGCGTGATCGGCGGCGGGGGCGGTGGTGGTGCCGGCGGCTTCAATCCGCTGAGCATGTTCAGCTCGGGCTCGAATCCGCTCAGCAGCATCGGCAGTTTCTTCGGCGGCGGGTCGGCGATCTCCGGCGCGGCGCTGACGGGCGAGATCGCGGCGCTCACCGGCTCCGGCACGGCCGCCGGCGCGGGCCTGGGCGCGGCGGGTGGGCTCGGCGCGGCAATGCCCTGGCTCGGCGCGGGCCTGCTCGCCGCCAACGCGCTCGGCCTTTTCGGCGACGACGGCGACAAGCGCAAGCCCTCGCAGCTCGGGCTGAAGAAGGAGATGGGGCGCTTCTGGTTCCACCAGGTGGACGTCCCGGGCGGGGAGGGCAACCTGCCGCTCTACAACTCGATCGAGCGCGATCTCAACGACCCGACGAAGTACGACCCGGGGACGCTCGAGGGGCTGCTCGGCATGATCGAGGGCGCGCAGGGCGAGAGCGCGGAGTCGCTGGTGCAGAAGCTGCTCCAGCGCGCCGCGCCCGCAGCGGGGATGGCCACGGCGCGCACCGGCGCGCGCGAAGCGCTGCTCGCGGCGCAGGATCCGCGCGGCTACTGGGGCGGCAAGGTGAGCTCGCTGGGCGAGGAGCTGGGCACGTCCGCCACCACGACGGGGTCGTGGCGCACGGAGTTCCTGGCCGCGCTGAATGGCGAGATCTCGTCGTCGCAGCTGGAGAACTGGCAGAAGCTCGGCGAGGCGATCGAGCGCGCGAGCCAGGCGGCCGGCGCCGCGGCGGGCAGCATCTCCGCCCGGGGCTTCCGCACGCGCGCGGAATATCAGTACGCGCAGCGCACGGGCGACAGCTCGGGCTCCGTGGAGGCGCAGGCGATCGCCATGACCAACGCCAAGCTGCTGCGGATCTTCGAACGCTGGGACGGCGAGGGCATGCCCGCCGAGCGGGTCGTCTGAAGGTGATCTGCCCGTGAAAATGATCCGCCCGGTGGCCGTGAACGACGCGCGGCTCACCTCCAGCAACGTCGCCGAGACGGACTACACGGCCTACAACGCCGGCGCGACCTACGCGCAGGGCGACTACGTGCGCGTGGTCGCGGCCGACGTGCACAAGATCTACCGTTCGGTGCAGGGCTCCAACACGGGCCACGCGGTGACCGACACCGCCTGGTGGCTGGAGATCGGCCCCACCAACCGCTGGAAGATGTTCGACCAGGCGGTGAACACGCAGACCGAGAACTCCGACAGCATCGTGGTGGTGCTCGCGCCGGGCGTGCTGGTGAACGCGATCGCGCTGCTCAACGTGAGCGCGGCCACGATCCAGATCACCGTCACCGACCCGACCGACGGCGTGGTGTACGACGAGACCATCAACATGGTCTCGGGCAGCGGGATCCTGAGCTGGTACGACTGGTTTTTCGAGCCGATCGTGCGCTCGGACTTCCACGTTGCCACCGACCTGCCGCCCTACCCGAGCGCCACCATCACGGTGACGCTCTCCGACCCGGGCGCCACGGTGGCCTGCGGCGCGCTGATCATCGGCCAGCAGCGCGATCTCGGCGAGACGCTCTTCAATCCGGCCGTCGGCATCCACGACTACTCGGTGAAGGAGCAGGACGACTTCGGCAACTTCAGCATCACCGAGCGCGCCTACTCCAAGCGCGGCAGCTTCGAGCTGTGGGTGGACCGGGGCTTCCAGGACGAACTCGTGCGCCTGCTCACCGCCTACCGCGCGACGCCGATCGTCTACGTGGGCCTCTCCGATCTCGGCTCCACGGTGATCTACGGCTTTTTCAAGGACTTCACCGTCGTCCTGCGCTACCCGCGCGTTTCGTTCTGCTCCATCGACATCGAAGGATTGACCTGACATGCCCACCGTCGACTACCTGCCCGAATCCCCGAACCGCTCGATGTCGCAGGAGGAATTCGACGCGGCCGTCGACGTGCTGCTCGCCGCCTTCCCGACCTTCATCACGCAGGTCAACAGCGCGGCCGCCGCCTTCGACGTGTCGCTCTGGGTGAGCGGCACCACCTACGCGGTGGGCGACCGCGTCTGGAGCCCCACCGAC